GTGATAGGTAAGTTTTATTATTACCTAAGTTATAATGAAAGAATAACTCAATGAATGGGTTATCTTTATTATGTTTGTAAGGAACAACACGAACAACTTGTTGACCTGGTTCAGGTTTCCAAAAGTTATCTTTTGTATTTGAAGTTGATTGTAATGTTGCTAGTTTGGATTTTATTGCGTCTATATCCATTGTATTTCTCCTATGTGTTTTATCATTTATCGTTTATTAGTTATGGTTTTATGAACCATATAACCTATTTTATTTCTTACCTATAATATATATCAAAAATGCAATATAAGTCAAGCTTTTTTTTATTTTTTTTCAAATTTTTTCCATTTTCCTATTGGACACTCTGCTGTAGCATAGTGAGTTTTAACATTCATAAAACAACCACACTCCGTACATCGTCCATCTTTCTTATCTGTATCGGGATTAATTTCATCATATAATAACCTATCACACCTAATACATTCATCCCATCTTTCTTGTGCAATTTCTTGGGGGACTATAACATGCTTTCCTCTCATAAAGGCTTTCAAACTTCTCCAATGAGTAACAGCTAAATCACGAACCATTTGAGACGTTGGTGGAAGTTTCTTTTCCATTTTCAACATATTCTCTGATTTTTTAATGTTTTTTAACTCTTGTTCTGTAGCTTCTCTATCAATCGTTGGTATTGGTTTGAATTTAAAACTCATTTTACTCCAAGATGATTCATTAGTTTTTGTAGATTATTTTCTATGGTTTTTAATCTACCATCTAATGATTGTTTCTGTGCCTCTCTTTGTTTTTGAGCTGTTTTAAATTTATCAATTATTTGTTCTGATGTTTGTAATTCTTTTAAATGGGAATTTTCTTTTAACCATTTATTATATTTTTTCTTAAAGGATTTAATTTGTTTTTCATCAAAAAAATCAGTTGGTAGTTTTGGTGGTTTAGATTTTGGTTTAGGTGGTTTTGGTATTTTTTCACCATCAGCCCATTTTTTTATTGTTTCTTCATCTCTATAACCACATATTGAATTTCCTGTGTCGGAATTAACTAAAAGTGGTGTACCACATTTAATTTTAAATTTTTCTTCTATTTCTTTTTTGAATAATTCATTAGCCTTATGTGTTGTATCTAACTTAACAATATCATAACCATTTGAATTAAGTTTATCTACAATTGGTTCTACTTTAGTGCAAAAAACACATCCAACTGAGTAAAAATAATATAAAGTGGATTCTTTTTTGGATTTTTTTGTCATAACCTTTTTCCTCTATTTTAAACTTTTTCTATTTTAAATATTCTTGTATTGATTCTATTCAATCCTTCTGAATTTGTTATCAATAACATATTCTTAAAGTTTTCCCAGGGTATCATAAACTTGTTGTCTAAAACACCGTTGTTTAAATTCTTTATACATTCGTTTAATGCATTTATTGTATATAATGTATTTGAGTGTTTTTTTCTATGTAAGGAAATCGTTCCTTCTACTTTATTATAATCTATACCACCTTGTGTATCTACATTGTATGTACAGATTAATTCATTCACATTGTTTTCATTTTGTAATACATATACTTTACTGAATATAATTGTATATGCGTCAACGATTTTCTCAATTGTTTCATCAAGATTATCTTTTGTTGTGAATGTTGCTAGTAGTTGTGATTTCATTTAAGTTGCCACATCCCTTCCACCAGTCGGTGATGGTGTTGTTGTTCCTACATCGGCTGGTATTGGTTCTTGGTCTCCATATATTTCATTAGATGCTTGTTTAATTCTTTTAGCAAAGTTTTTATCTAACTTCATATCAAACTTATGTGTCCCAACATATCCTCTACCTGCTTCTCTAACACCAATTGATGAAATAGGAACAATTACATCTTCCCCTTTCACTTTTCCAACATATTGTATTATAGGAGGGTCTGTGTCAGCATCCACAACAAGATTTTCAGCAATTTCATTCCAATTACTTGTTCCGAAAACTACTTGCAAAGTTTTGTCCGTAAGAGCAGTGTCTGCTAATATTATATCTTCTTGTCCATCTGCCACAGTTTTAAGTGGTAGTTTTTCTTGAACTGATTTTAAAACTGCGTCTTTAGCTTCTTGAGATGTTCCTATATGAGTTAATAATTGACGAGCATAATCTTTACTCAATTCCTCTTGTCCTTTTACAAACTCGTCCGCAGTGTCGTCACCAAATTTAGCTTGTAATCTAGCTAATACTAACAATGGCTTTAATGTCTCTTTTTTAGCTTGTGTAGATTTTTGTTTTTTCTCACCAGCTTGTCTAATACCACCAACATAATTTCTATCAATTGTTAAATTTTCATCTGAAAGTAAATCCTCTTGTGCATTTTGTATCATTTGTTTGAAACCACTAATTATTTTCTGTTGATTATTTCTACTATTAGGGGACATTTCTTTAGCAATTTCTTTGAGTTTCTTTTCATAATCTGGATTAGTTGTATCTAAATTATTTATAAATTCTACAATGTTGTTTTGATTTACTTGATAATAATTATCATTATTAGCAACTTGATTATCAGAGTAAGTATTTGGTTGTAAATGTAATGGTAATTCATGCTTACCCTCAAATGTTGAACCAACACCACCATTGTGTAAATTAGCTGTTAGTCCTTGTTTTAAAGATATTTCAGCAAAAACAGTGTCTCCTTCAGGTGTTTTTAATTTAAAAAATATATCTGTACTGGCTCCCTTGTCATCATAGTTCATTCCTAAACTTTGAACTTCATCTTTTATATCCCAAGAACCTGCTTCAAGTTCATAATCATTACCAAATCTATCTCTAAACAATCTTAGAATAGCACTTCTGTTTTGTTTAGCAGCCGTAACCCATTTTGGACCAACATGTGTTTCCTCACCAGCCGCATCAACCTCTCCAAGATGTTTTTCAATACCAGCAAAAAACTCTTGAGCTTCTTTACCTCTTAAAGTGGTTGACATCATTGTCATTAATTCACCAATGTTAGCTTCAAGATTACCCATTCCAGCACCATCTACACCATAATAATTAGTCGTTTCCGTTCCTACATCTGTATTTCTTTTTGTATTTAACATTCTCTCTAATAATTGAGTATATTTTTTTGGTATCTTTGGATTGTTTTTTATACTGTCTGGAATGACATAAGTAGAAGTTGTTTTGGTTTTGTTATTTAAATTTTTATTTCTATATTGTTCATCAGTTGTAGTTAAAGGTTCACTATATGTTTTTCCAAATTTTTTATTTCTTTCAACATCAGTTGGTGTTTGTGGTTCTGTACCTTTATCATCTTTTTCTTTTTTATCTTTACTACTTTTACCAGTAACAGCTTTCTCTGTATCGAAGTCATCTCCTGATAATTTTCCAGTATCGGTTTCAGGTGCTGGAGTATCATCAGTTTTGTCAATTGGTACAAGATTTCCTTTTCCATCATTTTTGTGTGTTATACCTTTTTCACCCTCTTTTCCATAACCTTGACCTTTCCATATTAATTTTAATTTCTCAGCTTCTTTCTTACTTTTATCATTTAAAGGTGTTTTCTCCCCTTTAGCTTTTGATTTTACTTTTGGGTCGAATGGTATTTCTTGTTGTTTTTCATTGATTAAATTTTGAATAACTTGATAAATCACATTATTTGGTAAATTCAATTCTTCCATTGATTCACGAAGTTCGTGAATATGTTCTGCGTTTTTTGGATTAGGCATTCCATCGTGAACACGATATGCCCATTCTACTAATATATCTTCAATGATTTCTGAAATATGTGTCATTTATAACCTTTCCGTAATGTCTTGCATTTCACCATAGTTTAAACCCATTTTTGATTTAGTGTAAAAATAAGGTTCTGTATCACCTGGTACATCAGTTTTAACTTCTAATATTCTTTTGATTTCTTTCAAAGTTTCAACTCCATCTTGTTTTGAAAAATCGAATAGGAAACTATCATATCCGTATAAAACCAATTTAGTCTTCTTATTTAATAAATAGTCTTGAATTAATAAAATCTTCTTAACATTCAATTCTGTCTCTAATGCTTGAATTAAATAATTAAACAATTTACTCTTATTCAAATCATTGTAATTTTCTAATACTATTCTCCGTCTATAAATATCAGTTAAAATGTATTTATTCTTATTTATTTCATCCCATTTGTTATTTATAAATTTATGTGTTAAATCAAAGAATGGAACTTTTTCTCTGGTTTGTTTATCAATTCCACCATATAATAATTGGAAACTTCGTTGTTTTGATTCCTCATATGAACACTCATAGTGTTTAGCTAAATGTTCGTGAACTGATTCTTTACCAAAATCATATTTAACCAATTGTGAAATTATTCTTAAATGATATGCATCATAATCCATTTCAACCAAATAGTCATTCTCAGGTATTATAGCTTTTCTCTTTTCAGGTGGTAGAGCTGCAAAGTTAACTGAACCGAATGAATTACTTGGACGACCTGTTGTTGTCCATAGATTGTAATTACTATATAACTTACTATCTGATATGTGTTTTCTTACTCGTTCATCAAATATATCACATACATCATTTGATACCTTTACACCTTTTTTTTCAATTGAACCAAAGGCTTCTATGAAATCATTCATATAATAATCATCAGTTCCACCAACATATGGTCTAACCATCTTCTCATAAACATCACTACAATACTCATTATGTTTCGATAATGGTATGATTTCGTTAAGTTTTTTAACATTGTAGAACTTATTACTCAAGAAATCTATTGCATTATTACGAACATTGTTTTCAAATGGTTTTCCTGTATTTATCCAATGTAAGAAATTTATATCCACAACAGTGTCGAATTTATAAAAATGATTCAATAATTTTTTATCACGAGTTAAAATCGTATAATCATTTAACCATTTGTAATCCTCCATCATTTTATCTGAATCAGGATGTTGTTCAATGATAAACATTGGTTCTTTTTTGGATATTTCTTTACACCATAGTGCTGATAATCCATTATCTTTATGTAATGGATGTAAGAATGGTTCTTTAAATATAGGTATAATACAATACATTGTACTTCAATATACAACATTTATTTTAATAAAACAAGCTTTTTTTATGCAGAATATCCTTTACCTGGAGTTGAACGTGTTAAAGCTTTATCAAAAGACGTAATGACAGATTCGCTGTCGGTTATAAATTGGAATCCTTTTTGAATTACTAAAAAATATTCTTTATCATTTTCTATTGCGATAATTGGTGGTATTACACCTTGAATATAATCTTTGTCAACACCTTCTTCCTCTACATAGTAATTGCCAGGCCAATCCTTTACCTTACCATTTACATCAATGTACCTATCTCCATTAACATTACCATATGTAGTATGTCCAACACTATAACCATCAACCACACCCCCAAAATCAAGCTTAAATGTTTTTTTAGTTGAAGCTTTAAATGTAAAAACTAAATCAATGTTATTTCTATTATTATCTTGTATTTTTAAATTTGTCATAAAAGGTAATAATGTTTCCATTTTTACCTTTTCCCCATTTAGTGCAAAACCTTTCAAATTTAAGTTGTTCAATACTTTTGGTGATAAAAATACTTTTTCTCTATCAATGTCTTTTATTATTGTTTCAGTGTTATTTTTTATGGGTCTATATTTAGTTTCTAATATAGTAAACCACCCATCGGAATTTACATTATGTGCTACTTTTATTGTCTGTAAATAAGAGTTTTTAAAATGTTGTTTTGGTAAATAATCCACTCTAAATGTATCACCAGGTTGAATTGAACCAATTCCATAAGTGGTTAATGATAAAGTATATGGAAGTAAAATAGACTTGTTTTTTAAATTAATTTCTTGTATTTCTATTAATTTAAAATAATCTTTAAAACTAACCGCAACTTTATTTCCTCTTCGTATTAATAAATCATTATTTTGCTCTATCAATTTATTTTGTTGTTCTTTTGTTATTTTAGTCGGTCTAGGTATTGATATTAAGGGTGGTCTTTTTAAACCACCTTCTGGATTTCTTTTTTCACCACCTGCAACTATAATATCTTGTGTATTTCTAATAGCAGATGTTTTATAAATATTTGAATCTATTAAAGATTTAGCTCCTGCATAAATATCAATATTGTTAGCATTTTTATTTTCTTTTGCATCAATTTGACTACTTCTATATCCACCATTGTCAGGTTCATAAAGGATTGATAAAGATTGTTTATCTAAATCAGCGGTTTGAACCACTCTATGAATATCTTCATTTAATGGGAATATATTGTTTTCGTGACTCATACCTTGAATGGCGTACATATTTCCAATATCACCTGTTGGTAAATTAAGTTCTAAATTATAATCTTTTACTATTGAATTTGGTGACATAATGTTAAATTTAAATAAATTTGCAAATTCATCAGGCTCTTCAGTTTCTGAATTTGATATACCAGAATCTAATATTCTTTGAGTAATGTCAGGTCTATTGGAGTCAATTATTATCAATTCTGAATCCAATCCACCAGTTATAAATTTCCAATCAAAAACCCCATCACTATCTTCATTTATTGCTTTAAGAATATCATTTAACGATTTTTTTACAGTTTCATTAGTTTTAAATGCATTTATTATAGTCTCTACATTAATAAAAACCTCACGAATTGGTATTCTTCTTTTACCTTGAGACTCCTCACTACCAATACCCGCATCGAATTTTGTATGGTCTTCACCATCTGGATAAACAAATGGATACTTTTTATTAAAGTAACTATATGAACCTTTACCTCCATCTTCAGGGTCTGAATTTCCCCACCAATCAGGATAAAGAAATACAGGTGGTTCTTCAGGTACTTTTGATAATGTTTTTTGTCTATTTGTAAACACATTGTCCCAAGTTGTAAATGAATTTGATGAATCCATTCTAACTTGAAGATTTTTTCCTTCATTTATATCATCACCACCATTACCAAAACCAAAGTTTTGATTAAAAATAATATCCTCAATGAAACCCCAACTCACATAAATATCATCAGCCTCTCTACTATTGACAAATACACCAGTTCTAATGGAATCATCTGTTGGAGTTAAATCTGCACCACCAAAATTAAGAAAAGCTAGTTGAGCTAAGTTCTTTTCATATTGTTCAATGGTTTCAGAACTCGCATCTGAATTTGGCGTTAAAAGTATATCCTTAGCATCAGAAGTAAGTTCTTTTACTACCTCATCAACTGAAATTGTAGCGTCGCCATATAATTCACCAGGATTAGCAATTCCTGAATTTTGAATGTTTAGATATGATTCAGTAGATTCTTGGATTTGATTATTTAATGTAGCCTCAAGTCCTAAAAGTAAAGTAGCACGAGTTAAAATATCTTTGATGTGCATTGTTGTAGACTTATCTGTTTTAAAATCTAAAAGTGCAGAATTGGTAGAAATTAATGTAACTGAACATTCCACACTACCATTTGGTAATATTTTTGCATTATAATCAGATACAATACCTTGAATAACTTCTAAATCACCTTGATATTTTGTTACTTGACCTAAAGCTTCGTTTCTGTCCTCAACATAATATCCATCCACATCATCATAACCTGGAACAATATTGCTAGGGTCTCCATAAAGATATTCACTAATCGGTACAGAGCTTGTAATTAATTCTTGTGGATTATATAAATTCTTAACACTACTATGTCCAAAATCTACAAATATTGTAGCACCTGGTTTTAAAAAGTATCTATTGTAAATTTTATCAAAATCATAAAAATTATGAACTACGAAATTAACTATTGTTTTTTTTCTAACACCCAATGTTCCTTCAGTTTCTGAAGTAAGACCTGTAATACCAGCTTGTGGTTTCATTAATGGATTTTTTTCTAATTCAGTTGGTATTATTTCATTATATTCAATATCTGCAGTAAAAGTCCCATCAGCCGCAAAACGACCAACTTCACCAGGTGTAAGTTCACCATAACCTGTTTGATAATTATAATCACCAATGATATATGTTTTTCTTGCGTGGTCAACCTGAGGTCTTTCTTGTGTTGTAATATAGTATTTACCATCTATTTTAGTAATTAGTGCATTAGGATATGTTTCTTGTATTTCTTTTAATTTTTTTTGGTTTTTTTCATTTCTAAACTTTTTTGAGGTTTTATTATCAACTTCATCTGGATTGTCTATTTCTTCTAATACTTCAGCCACTTTAGCAGGTTCAACTATTTTAACACTTGTCCACATTCTGATAAAGGGTGTTCTTGATGATAAGTCTGCTTGATTGTTTCCATTTTTATCAGGAAAAACTGCTTCAATGGATTCACCAGGAGCCACTTCACCTGCAACTCTTTGTCTATCTTCAAGTTTTTTCTTAACTTTACCTGATATTGGACTACCAAATAATCTTTCATTTATCATTTTTAAAACCCTTCAGCGTCTTGTGTATTTGCTGGTATTCTAATTGATGTTCCTGCTGGTATGTTGTTTGTAGTTAGATTATTAGTTCGTGCTATAAACCACCATAATGATGAATCACCATAGAATCTTTGTGCTAAATTATCACACCTATCACCTTCAGTAGCGATGAAATATCCATCACTATTTTTTTCATTTACTTTTTTGTAAACAGTAGTGGAATAATAATCTTTATTATTCTTTCTTTGTTTTTTTGTATTTTCGTATCTAGCCATTATTGATTAATCCCATAAAATTTTGTACCTAATCTTGGAGCTTTGTCGTGAATAACTTGGTATCCAATTGTTGCAAGTATATGTCTTGGTACTCTAGCACCAACTTCTGTTTCATAAGTTGATGATTGGTCTATCGAGTAAGATATTGATTTAATATATCCCATTAATTCTTTATTTTGTTTTCCATACAATTCACCCATTCTAAATTTAGTCAATGGTGGTTTCATTCTATTTCCATAACCTACTGCACCTTCATCAATATATTCAGGATAACACAAAGATGTTAATCTATCCAATTTTTCATATATTTTCACCAATTCATCTTTTGTTTGTGCAACAAGTTTTAAAGTCATTGATAATTCTCTTTCGGCTCTTTCATAAGTCCAAACAGGTTCACTTCTTCCAATGTAATTCGTTGGAACATAAGATGGAGAAACATTCTCTGTTAACCCTTCAATGTATGCTCTAAAGAATATGTAAGTGTTATCTCTTAAATCTTTGAAGTAAAATGGCATTCCATTTTGTACTTTTTCAACATTTACAAGTGGATTTGTTAACTCCCCAACTTTTGAGTTATCTTCACCCGTAGATACTGTTGTGCCTAGACCTGATGAATATATATTTACACCTGTTATCATATCAGCTAAAGTCATAGCATCACCTGACCTTAAACCAGGTGTTTTGGCTTTTTCTCCTTTTGCAATTGGAAAACTTGTACTAGCATCAACGATTGCAAGTGGATTACCTGTAAAACTAATATTAACATCATAACTTACACCACCTGCTGGAACAATTGCATTACCTGTCATTGTACCACCAACACCATAAGCTTTTTGAACTCCTAAAGTACCAGGTAAAAGTGTGTCCTTTCTAATTAAAACATTTGGTTGTGGACCTAATAATCTACCAGCTGCTGCACCTAAAGTTGATAATGGATTATAAAAAGTATTAAATCTTTGAGGTGAAACCTTTGTAGTAGCTTGACTACCATCTGATGATAGCTCCGGAGCTTCACTTTTAGACGCTAATCCTAATAGATTTTGTTTTGCAATAAATAATAAACCTGATGGTGATGATAAATATTTACCAAGTCTAATTCCATCACTTACTGCTCTTACGATTGGAACATCTTGACTACCAAAATTCATAAGTCGCCCACCACTCATCGTTGAATCGGAAGTTGGTATTTCACTTATCATATAAGGTTCTCCAGCACCAAAACCTAAAAGTTGTGTTCTTGATGGACTAAATATACTTACTCTACTTTGGTTATTTCTTATATCTAATTTATCCCTATTGACATTTGAATAACCTATTGGTACTAAACCTTTATGAGATGGGTTGTTTTTTGGTGTGTGGTTTGAATTATATAATGATTCCCAACTCATTCCTTCAAGTGGTGATTCTCCTATTAATTCATTTAATGGAGGTGTGGTGAATTGTGTAAACTTTGTACCATTTACATTAGTTATTACCTTTGATGAAAATGATTCAATATTATCGTTTAAGTCTTCTTGAAATACACTTTTTAAATTTTCTAAACCCATTATAAATCACCAATACCTGATACCATTCTATCGGGTCCTCTTCTTGTTTCATTTATTAAAGTTTCATTTTGTTCTATAATTTTAGACAATAAAGCATTAGTTTTTAAAGTACCACCAGTAAATGCATTCACATCTCCAAAAAGACTACCCATTGGTCCACTAGCAAAATCATTAACAGCTGTAGTTCCAAATACCGTATCTTTTGGATTTGTTTTTAATGCTTGTCCTGATGGTGTAACGACTAAATGAGAACCTCCTGAACTTTTGAAATCATTAACATTACCCGTACCATCATCAGGAGTAAGTGCGGCCGTAATTGTACCTGCTGCTGCAGCACCCAAAGGACCACCTGCAGCAAATCCTATACCTGTCATTGCAGTTACAAGTAAGTTATTTAAAGAAAATAAATTAGATAAACCTGTAAAAAAATTAAATATTTTACCAACACCTTTTGCTATCTTTGTTACAGTATTAGCAAAATTTTCTATAAATGTTTTTATTCTTGCAATATTTTCCTCTGTCATAAACTCTTCGCTAAATGCTTTAACAGCATCTTCTAAAGGTTGTCCAAATTTTAATAAAAATTGTGCACCTAATTCTTTAACTTGATTCGTAATATTAGTTAATGCTGACATTCCATCCTTACCAGCTAAATCTGCAAATGATTTTTGTTGAACGACTGATTTATCTTGAGCAGATATTAATTTTTCCATTTGTTTAACTTCTAATCCAAGTGATTTAGCTAATGATTTCCTTTGTAATACATTTAATTTATTAAATTCAGCTTGTCCTCCAAGTTGTTTTGTGACATTCTCCATCATACCATTTAAATCACCACTTAACGCTAATTCTCTAGCTTTTTGGAAATTTAAATCTTTACCAATCATTACCGATGCTTCAATTTCACTTGTTAATGATGTTTGGAAGTCTAATAAACTGTCTGCTATACTATCAACTGTTGATAAATTTAATCCAAGTTGTCTAGCTTTTATTGCGGCTTTTGAAATACTTTCAAGATTATCTGCTCCAAATTTAGCAATTGTTTCGGCACTTTCGGCTATATCTTTCATTACCGCATTTGGATTAACATTGTTTTGTCTAGCTAATTGATATGTGGATTCTGCTAAATGTTCGGCTTGGTCAGCAGTTAAATTACCAATACTCATTAATGTACCGAATAATTTTGCACTCTCATCTGTTGATAACCCTAATGCCACAGCAGTATCTAAAATTTGGTTAGGAAGTCTTGAAGCTGAATCTAATGTAATACCAAAATCTTTTGATAAAGTATCTACCAATGTTACCACATCAGATGTTCCTTTTCCAAGTGAAATCACATCAATAGAGGCTTGCTGCATATTTTTTTGAAATTCACCACCTGAAGTTCCCATTACACCAAATTGTTTACCTAATGCATCAGTTATTTCAGATGCAAATTTTAAAGCTTTAACAAGTAAACCAGTTATTAAAAGAACACCACCCACAACAGGTCCTACTTTTTTCATATGTTTTAAAAAACCACCAGCCTTTGATGCCATACCACCAGTTAACTTGTCACCAACCTCTTGAGCTAGATTTACTTTTTTTTGAACTTTTTCTGCTTCATCTCTTGTTTTTAATAACTTAATCTGTTCTTCAATTGACCTTCGTTGACCAGCTGACATTTTTTTATTTAATTTTGCTTGTAACGATTCTTGCATTCTTTTAGATTTAGCCACATCTATGTTACCATCTAATATCTCTTTACCTAAATCAGCAACAGCACCCAATTGTTTACCATTCATTTTATTGGCTTTTCTACTATCGTGAAGACCTTGTAGTGTTTCTGCAACATTGTTTGTCATCTTTTTTGTAAAACCATCAGAATCTTTTAATCCTTGATTAAAACGGTCTATATTAAGATTCATCTCTTCAATAATATTACGAGCTTCTTTTAATGTCTCTGTACCTTTGGCCATTTTATATAAAATCCTTTATTGTAAATTTAGATAATTTAATTGGTTTTTTACCTAAAGATTGTAAATCTTTATTGATTCTATCTTCTGTATCTTGTGTGAGTTTATTTAAGTTACTTAAATCTTTGGTAAGAACTTTGTCTTTTTTTAATTTATTAACAATATTTTTATCTTTAATAAGTTTTAATAATTTTGAAAAAAATCCTTCTGCGATGAGATTTGATTGATTCATATATGATTTTTTCTTTGACACATTAATCTCCTATTTAGGTGTATCTATTCATATATAAATATCAAATATGTAGAAAATTATCTTTTAAATCTTGGATTCATAGTAGGTTTTGAAGATTTTGCTTTCTGATTAGCCTTTTCTATTTGTTTGTTTTCTTCTGTACGAGTATCAATTAATTGTTTATAGTAAAAGTTTCTTAAATATATAGGCATGTTGTATACATCAGAATGCACAAAACCTTTCCCGTAATACATTAATTGAAATATTTGTTCGTGAAGTTTAGGTTTGTCTTTAGGACTCAGGCCAAAAAAACCCAACCGTCATCGGTATATCTACCTTGACGGACTCACCTCCTATCTCTATCTCTTGTGATAATTCAATGTCTGGTGCTACTTTTGAAATTTCTTTTCTTAAATACATTGAATCTCTTGCGAGTAGATTTTGAACAAAGTTGTTTATGGTAGATTGAGATTCATCACCATCAACTGATGTAATGGTATGTCGTAATCTCGTGGTTAATTCAGGTGAAACATCTGAACCTGTTTTTTTAGAGGCTTGTAATTCTTCATCTATTACTTTTTCTTCTGCTCCCGTTAACAATTTAAAAGTAACTTTTTTCTTTGATATTGGTAAGGTAACTTCAAAGTTATTTTCTGAGACACCTTCTGGTAATTTTTTAAATGGACAATCAGCTAAATTGAATGTATGAGTTAAAACTTCACCTGATTTAGGATTAGTAACTTCACAAGGATACTCAGGCCCATATGCTAATATTCTAGCTGCAACCATTACAGCATTTTTGTCACCTAATATCATATCACCTTGTTTTACGCCAGGCGTTAATATTAAAGAATCTATTAACCTATCAATCACAACACCCTTTTTAATAAGATTCTGTGAAGTAAGAATATCTTCTTCTTTAGCTGTCATATATTTAATTTCTACTTTTCCATCAGAACAAGGGTGTTCTTTTGGATATAACTTACCCTCACTAGGTAAATCAATTACTTCACTTGGGAACTTGTTTTCTGCCATTATAACCTCCGATTATTTTGATTCAGAAACAGA